CCTTATTTATATTATATCATAAAATTTTTAAAAAATCAAATTTTACTATCTAACTTCAGGGAAACGGGTTGCTATTAATCCATCATAATTAAATCTTGTAATCTCAAAAAACTATTCTTTACTTATTTCTTCAAATATAACTAAATTTATCATATGTGTTATATCATAAATTCCATATTCCCATTTATATTTAATCATTTCAAAACTTTCCATATTTTTACTCCTTAAATGAATTAAAAAGGGACTTTAATAAAAGTCCCTTTTTTTAATTATTTCTCATAGCGCGCTGTGCTGCTAAGTTAACTAAATCATTAAATGCTTCTTCAATTTCCTTTTTACTATTAACATTTGGGAATGAAGCTGCGATATGAACATTTTGTTCTAGTTCTTCTTTATTTGTTGGCATTAATGAATTTAATCCTATATTATCAATTCGATTATATAAAGAGCCTTGTAATGAAGATGAAATTTCTCTTAAAACACGAGTACCTTCTAAGAAATTCTTAGTATCATTTTCATTTAAAACTAACTCTTTTTGGTGAAGAATAGCGGGTCTCCCTTCCGTTGAGTGCCAATTTCCAGTATACCCACCAGAATCATAATAATATTTTTTATAATATTCTCCGCCCGCAATAAAGCCCTGATCAGTTTCAATTATTTCTTTATTATTTCCACTAGATTTTGATGATTTGTTTCCACTTGGGCTGCTTGTTGCTCCTGTTCCGCCTGTTCCACCTCCAGTGCCACCATTTCCACCATTTGAGCCTCCACTGGAGCTATCACCGCTTGCTGCGGCTCTTACTCTAGCCGCATAATTTTCAAAAGCAGAAGCCATCTGATCATAAGCATCGGCATATGCTTGAGCGGTTCTATGATAAGATTCAATAGCTGCATTAGCTGTTTCAGCATAGGCGGCTGCCCTTCCTTGTTCTTCTTGAATGAAGTTATGAATTTCAGAAACCGCGGTTTTAGCTTCATTGTAGACATTTTGATATTCATCAACTAATCCCCTTGCAACATCTTGTAATGTTTCAATAGCATCAACTTCTGAATACATTCTATCAATAAGTTCATCATTATTTTCAATTAAATCTTCAAAAGCATATGATAAAAGATCTACACCCTATGTGACATAATCTAAACTAATACCTGCGGCGTTCGCCATATTATCTAACTATTCTTCATAATCTTTAGTAGCTTCAGTAATACTATCAAAAGCCTATTCACAGACTGGAATAAATCCACCTTCACCCGCTACTTTATCACTCATCTATTGAATACCACTTTCCCAAGCAGGAACTAAATCTCCCATAAGAATATTTTGTTCATCAATAGACATCTGATTATAATTAGCTACATCAGTATTATATAATGCCGCCATATCAGCAAATGCGGATTCCATTAAATTATTTCTAGCTTCCGCGTTTTGAGCGGTTTTATCATTAATATATTCGCCATATTCTTCTCTTAATAAAGCAAGTTTTTCAATTCTTTCTTCTTCAGCTAAAGAGGTATCTTCAAGAATTTCTTTATACTCAGATTGAAAATCTTTCCATGCGGAAAGCATATCATTTAATACAGACTGGTATCTTTCTTTATCAAAATTATATAAATCATTTTGAGCTTGTGCTAAATTGTCTCTAGCATCATCCACCGCATTATTATCTGCAACATATTGATAAGAATAATTTCCTTGAGAGTCTCTCTTTAGTCGCATTGTAGTTTTTGCAGATTGAGCATCTTGTAACGCAATACGCGCCTGTTCAACTTGTAAAAGCTTCTCCGCACGATCAACATCATATTGAGAAACTTTTTCTTTATTCCTTAAAATATTAAGTTGGTCATCCATTAATTTCTTTAATGTTTGCTGACTCTTAATATTTTTGCTTTCATCTATTGCTTTTTGATATTTTCTTTCAGTTTCTTGAATTGCAAAAGCTGAATTAATAGTATCAAGATATTCTTCCGCATTTTTATTCATTAAATCCCATTGAGTGCTTAAATAATCAGTACCCTTACCATTAGAAATCTTTTTATCTAATTCATCAAAGATTTTATCAATAGCATTAACATATTTATCTTGAATAGTTTTTGCAGAATCCTCAATTAAATCATTTAAATTCTCAATAGTTTCTTTATAATTCTATTCAAATTGCTCTGCTGCTTTAGAGTCTCCCCGAGCAACCGCTTCTTCCCATTCTTGTTTCCAGAAGTCTCTTTGTTGTTTTAATGAATCAAGCTGTTTTAAATTATTTCTAGCTAATGCATCATAATATTTTTGCATAGCATCATAATTTTTATCACCATATAGTAATGACAATAAATCAATATCATGCTCAATCAAATCTCCAACATATTCATAGTCTTCAATTTGTTTATCAAATTGATCCGCAATATCGTCAATAGTATCAAGATAAGCTTTACCAATATCATCAATCAGCCCCTAAACATCTTCCATTTGACCCATTAAATCATCTAAATCCTTTTGAAGATCTTCCATAGCTTGCGCTTTGTTATCTCCATAAATTGCGGATTTACCTGTTTCATTAATGGCTTCAATTTCAGCACGGGTAGCCATTAATTGTTCTGTTAAAGCTTGTAAACTACCTTTTGTTCCATGAACATCAAAATAAGAGAAAACATCATTAAAGCTTTGTCTTGCATTAGCAAAGATTTCTTCAAATTCAGTACCTTTAAGAACGTCAGTATGCTCAAGAACTTCTCTGCGAAATTTATTCCAATCTCGTTCAGCCTAACCCATCTCAAGCTAAATTTCAACCGCCATACGGAATTTCTTAATATTAATTTCAATTTGCTTTTGAGTTTGTTCTTCAATCTAATCTACAACATCTTCCATATCTTCACGAAGACTATCATAGTTTTTGATTTTCTTTTCTAGATTCTTATACTCATCATCAAATTCTTTAATTTTTTTATCAATTTTACTAGCTTCATCAGCTAAAGCTTTCTTTAAGTCTTTATCTGTTGATGCATTATATGCGTCTATTAAGCTGTTATATTTAGCGGTCTCCGCAGTTATCTAAGCTTGTTTTCTACCAAGGATGTCCATATAGTTTGCAATATTACCATATGCATCAAAGGTTACACCAAGATTTTTTAATGCTTCTTGTTGTGTCTTTAAATCTTGTTCTTGAATTTTATGTTTTTCCTAAAGAGTGACTTTATTCTTTTCTAAAATTCTATTTTGCTCATTTAAGTTATCAAGAAGCTATTTTCCATATAATCTGTCTTGTTTCTATTGTGCTCTCTTTAGCTAGCGGTTAATTTGTTTAAGCTCGACATTAATGTCATGATAAATATCTCGAGTATCCTATAAATCCTTCTTGCGGTCTTTTTGTGAAGTATCTGGTTCAGGAGCCTTTCCGCCTCCGCCTCCTTTACCTCCGCCGCCTTTACCTCCGCTACCTTTGCTTGTTGGATGTTTTGCACCGCCTCCATGCGAAGCTTGGCTATATTTAAAACCACCACCAGATGATTTATGTGCAGAAGTGACTTTTAAACTAAAAGCAGAATTTTCTTTAGTATCCGTTATAACTGAGGTATTTGGAGTATATCTAGCACTATACGTTTGATATAATAATGGCAATTGATTTACTACAGTACTGCCGCCTAATCCGGAAACGGCTGGTGCTGTACCGATTTGCGGTGGATCTGGAACTAACTATGATTGCCAACCTGTTTGCTATTTTGTTTCAGTTCCTGTTGATTTTTGTTCAACAACTTCTGCATCAACACCCATTGAAGCTAAATAATCAGTAGCTTGCTGAGCAGTCATTCCTGCTGCATTAACCATATTTGTTAGTGCATTTAAGAAATTCTCATCATTGAGTGCAGCACCTATCTAAATATCACCAAAATCTTGACCCGCTAGTTGTGCAGCTGCATCTTGAACCATATCCCTATCACTAAAGAATTTATCTGTATTTAATCCAACATCCATTAAAACAGATTGGCCAGCTCGTTCAAGCAATTGATCATATGCATCAACGTCTCCATCGATTGCTGCTTTCATTAATTCAAGGTTTTCGGCACTTTTCAAAAAACTATCTGGCAAAGCAGAAGCATCCATATCTAATAAATCAGCATACGCATCTCTTAAACCATCAATTACTTCAGCCTGGTCTTGAGCTGAACCGCTATTTAATGCAGCTAACCAATCATCATAATTATCTGTAACATCTGTTATAGCATCGTCAAATCTAAGAATCGCTTCAGCTAAATCATCTGCGGCCCTAATATCCTAATCTAAGTTGTTATCTAATTCAGCAGAAGAGTCTGCCATTTCTTGGATAACACTTGATAATGATTGTAAAGCTCCCTAATCAACATCAGAATCTGTCGGAAACATTGCATCATGCAACTGATGATAAGCTTCAGTTTGTTGTCTAAGCCTTTCTTGCTATGTTTCATTTAAATTTTTAGTTTGATCGTCTAACTAAACAATTTTTTGATAAATTGCCTCAACCTACTCTTTGCTTAAAGCCTGTTGATCATATAATCGTCTCCAGTTTTCAACCATTGTTGCTAGTGCTTTGTCACTAAGCCCTAATGTTTCTAAATATTTTAATTGATTATCAACTAACTACTTATCAATAACGGTAACAAAAGCTCCCGCGCCAGGGATATTTTGCTGACTTACTGCACTTCTATCAATATCTTCATAGGCTTTAGTATTCCATCCATCAGCTCTAAGATTTTGAATTTTTTCTAAATCTCTATTTATTAAATCAATATTATCCCTAAATCCTTTTAATTTTATATCATCAATAGCATTAAAAAATTCCTACGCAGCGACTTTTAATTTATAAGAACCATTTGCTGCTCGATAAAAGAAATCTTGTAAATCAGAATCAAGTGATTCAAACTAATTTTTATTAAGACCTTTTCCTCCACGCACTTTATCTTCAATTTCTTGATATTTGCTATATTTTTCTGCGGCCTCTTCTTGCAAAGCGTCTGGATTAACATCTAAAGCTTCAGCAGTATGAGATAAATCTGCATTTCCAATCTTTTCAATATATTCAGATGCTAATTTCCAATTATTAACTGTTGACCAATTTAATTCTAATAATGCAGCAATATGTTCATCATCTAAATCTTTTATAGATTCTTCGATTTGTTCAAAATTTGCTCCTGTGCTTTTAGAAATTTTATCTATGAGCTATGCTGCCTATCCATATTGAGAATATAATTTTTGAAAATCATTTTGAAGAAAAAGATCTGCTTTTTTTGTTGCTTCCTAAGGAGATAAATTATCTTTTTCTTGAATCTCTGTAATTAAAGCTAATCTCTATTTATAATATCCATTAATATTTTCAATTTCTGAAAAATCAATAGTCCCATTTGATAAACTTTCAAAACCACGAACTTCAGCTGAAACCGCTTCCATCTACTCTCTAACAGCTTTAGCTTCCTAAACTTTAGGAGCTATTTCGTCTGCCCATTTATATAAATATTCAAGAGAATCATTTATGGCTGTGGCCTCTTCTTCAGTAATAAAACCATTTCTTACTTCTTCTGCAATTTTTTCTTTTAATTGCATAATACTTTCATATTTTGCAATATAATCTTCAGCTTTTGACTGAACAAGATCTCCAGCCTAAAAAGCAAAATTTCCAGAACCCAATTCAGTAAAATCTTTAGTATTTTCTGATAAAATTTTAGATAATTTTTTTTGTGCCTATGCATTTGTTGATTTTTTTATAGATATTCTTTGACTTGTTGTTCCTGCTTGAGTTTTTGAATATTCTGAATCTTCTGCTGCGGCATCAAGTAATGCATCTGCACTTTCTTTTTCTCTTTCTAAAGAATCTTCTTCCTTTTTTGCATTTGCTAACCTTTGTTTTATAATAAAATCTGTTAAATTATCATAAGAATGGCTGAGTTCATCAACTACTTCTTTTTCAAGCTGATATTGCTATATTAATTCTTCAGTCGCAGTTTTTAACTAAGAACGAGTGATTTCATGTTGTTTATATTTTTCATTTAATTCTTCAAGAGAATCAAGCATTTGATTATTTTTAGAAATCTTTTCTTGAAATTCTTGTTCTTTTTCTAACTATTCCTATTTATCTTTTATGTACTATTCGTGCATCTTTTTTAAAGCAGATTGAACTCCTGCAAGCGTCGCAATAAAAGCTACGGCACCAATAATAGCCAAAGTAAAAGGATTAGCTAGCTGACTTATAAAACTTGATAATGCTGCTGATGCTCCACTAAAAGCTTCTTTAAGATTCATACCAGCTGAAAAAAGAGACGCAGATCCTTGTTTTATATCCTTTTGAGCTGATGTCTCTGAAGTTATTATTTCAGCTGTTTCTTGTAGTACAACTTCTTTTGTTGATTCCGCTTCTGCCTTATTTCCTAAAGCAGAACCTCCCGAAGCAGCTGCTTGTTCAGCTTCTGCTTTTGCAAGTTTTTTACTTACTATTTGCTCTTTTAATTCCTCTGTTCCTACAAGTTTAGCAGATTCAGCTTCAGCTACGTTTTTCTAAGCTGAAACTGCTGAAGCAGTCGCTTGCTCAGTTTTTGCTTCAGTCATAGCTTTAGTAGTTATTATATTTTTTTCTTCAGCGCCATTTACAAGATTAAAAACATTATTTAATCTTGTAAGTGCGGGAATTATCATCCCAATTGACATGCTAAGTGTCATAATTGTCTGTAGTAATTTTTCCCCAGTTGTTAAATCACCATTACTCCAAATGCTTCCAATATTTTTTAATTGTTGGATAGACATTGCTAAAGTTGTAATTCCACCCGCAGCTTGAGCCACCTTATCAATAACATGAGTTCTAAACACTCTTCCCATTTCAGTGCCCCATTGAGCCCATTTTTGTTGTAATTGAGCAGCCATAGACTCACTTTGCGAAAGAACTGATTCAGCCGCACCCATAAATTCCGCCTATAAAGAGGCACGAAGCTATTGTGTTGATTTTCCCGCAGTTGAAGCTATTGCATCCAATTGAACTGCAATATTTTTTAATTTGTTAGGTAACTATTCTGGAGCAGATTCATCTAAACTATTAAACTATTTTTTTAATTGTTCTATTAAATTTACATGACGCTCTATTCCACCTTGTGCTGCTAATTCCTGAAGTTCATTAATATATGATTCTAAAGACTGTTTCATTTGTTGTATATTATTTACAGTCTATTCATTACCAACACTGGTTTTTTGCCCCATATTTTTAAAATTATTTATATACTCATTTAATTTTTCATTTACCTAATTTAATTTAGCCTCTTGTGCGCTTAAATTAGATATAATATCATCTTGAGCTTGTTTATCATTTATTATTGATTGAAGACCTGTCCAACCCTGTTGATTATTTGCTTTTAATGCAATTTGTTTATTTAAAATTTCTTTTTGCATGTCTAAACTTGCTTGTTTATTGGATGCATTTACAAGTTCATTCAATTGATCTTGCATAGCTGTAAACTAAGAAGAAGACATCATTTTAGATAATTCCAAAAATTGTTGTCGGTTTGCTAATAATTGTTTACTAACTGAATCTAAATTAGGAATACCTTTCCACTGTTCAGTTTCTTTTAATATTGCTTCAAATTGCATAGCGTTTTCTTTACTAATGTCAAAATTAGTTATAGTAGCATTAAGTCCTTTAGCAATCTGATTACTAAATACCATAACTCCTATTGAACCTAATGATTTTAATAAATTACCGCCACCACCAATACTATCAATTAATTTTGCAAATAAATTTACAACATTTGTCAATCCATCAACAAGTTCTTTCATGCTGTCTGCATTAATTAAACTATCATAAACATCTTCTGTTGTAGCTTTTAATTGATTTAAATGAGCAGCCATACCTTCCATATGTCTACTTTGTTGAGTTTCTAAAGTACCTTCCGCATTTTGAGCAATACTTAAAGCTTCTTTGTATTTATCAAAATTATCAAATAAAGAAATTAAATTAGAATACTGTCTTTGACCAGCCATTGTTTGAGCAAGATTAATTTGTTGCTCATGAGTAAGATCAGCCCATTTCTCCCCAATCTCTTCTATAACTGATCCCATATTTTTTAATTTACCAGAAGCATCTAAAACATTAAAACCTAATGAAGCCATTTCTCCAGAATAATGACCTAAAGTTACTCCATCTTCATCTATTCCTGCTTTAATGTCCGATATACGTGCATATACTGTTCTCAAGGCAGTACCAACACTTTCTGGAGCTTGTCTAGTTACAGATATAATTGTAGATAGCTGTGCTGCTAACTGATCTTCACCAACTCCTAACGAAGCTGCAGCACTTGCAACCTTACTCATACCAGTACTAAGTTCTTGAAGATTAGAAGCGGTTTTAGAAGCAACAGCAGCTAATCTATCAACATATAATTCTGCCTATTCCGCACTTACTTTATAACCATTCCAAACAGCAGTTAATTCTTCAGAAACCGCATCTGTCGATTGACCTGTTACATTTGCTGTTTTTAAAGTAATTTCAGTTCTTTTCTGAATCTACTCATCACTTAAACCTTGCTGTGCAAAAATTAAAGCTGCATTAGTATAATCAGTTGTAGTTTTACCTAATTCTTTTGCTGCTTTATTAGCTTGTATGGCAAAATCTGCCATTTGACTCGCAGATTTTCCTGTTACTACACTTATACTATTTAATGAATTATCTAATGATTTTACATATCCCCAAGCCTGCTGAACTGAACGTGTTAACGAATTAACTGCCGTAGAAGCTAAATTCCATCCTAAAGTTCGAGCTAATGTTTGAGATACTTTATCTAAAATCGCATGAGTCTATTTTAATTGCACATTCGTACTAAGCGTAGAAGTAGTTAAATTTCTAAAAGCAGATTGTCCTGCCTGACCAGCTTTACTTAAAGCACTATATACTTGTTCGATACTTGTTTTAGATTGTTTTAAACTATTTTTAAAAGTATCTATATTAATAGTGCCTAATTTTGCATTAAAAGCCTATTTTAAAGCTTTTTCAACATTTTGAGCTTCCTTTTGAATTTGATTAAGATCTGCTTCAGCTTTTTTAATATCATTATCATTGAATTTCATTAAATCATTTAACTTTATATTTTGAATATCTTTTAATGATTTTTTTAATTTATTTAAATTCTATTGACGCACATCAAAACCAACTGAATATCGAATTTCATTTTGACCTGCCATATCCTTTTAACTCCTTAATTATTTATTTTTATTTAAAAAAGGTTTTATATTATAAAAATAATATAAAACCTTTTATATCTTATTTAAAAATTTTTCTTTCCACACATAATATAAAAATTCTTCTTTTTTAATTATCTCATCTAGACCGAAGAAAATTTCTTGATTATTTTTAAAAATTTTGTTATAATTTTTATAGAAAATAAAGGTAAAAACATTTAAAACATTAAAAACAAAAGGATAATAAAATGAATAAAATATTAGTAACCGCAGATTTACATGGCAGTTTTAAGCCAATTCGGATTTTATCTGAATATATGGAACAAGAGAACCAGCCATTAACAGAAAAAGATGTTATTATTCTTCTTGGCGATGTAGGAGCAAATTTCTTTTTTAATTATCGGGACATTAAATATAAAAAGAAACTTGGCAAATATAAAGTAACCTATTTTGCAATTCGGGGTAATCATGAAGAGCGGCCTAGCGTTTGCATGGAAAAAAATCCTGACGCTTGGCATATGGAAGAATTTTGGGGAAATCAAGTATATGTAGAAAATGATTTTCCATATATCAAATATGCTCTTGATATTCCCGCAAAATATGAAATTCCAAATGGAAATAAAATCATTAAAACACTTGTTTTACCAGGCGCATACAGTGTTGATAAATATTATCGGTGTGCTAATGATTTAGGATGGTTTCCAACAGAACAATGCACTGAAGAAGAAATGGCGGCGGGTACTGCTTTAGCGCAGTCTGATACATGGGATTTAGTGCTGTCTCATACTTGCCCGATTATTTATGAACCAACTGATTTATTTCTTTCTTTTATAGATCAGTCTATGATTGATAAAACCACTGAACGGTGGCTTGGTCAAATTGAATTTAATTTAGATTATAAACTTTGGATGTTTGGGCATTTTCATAAAAATCGAATTTATCCAAATATAGACGGAAAAGAAAAAATTATGCTATTTAATAATGGATTTTTTGATTTATATGAATACTTTGATACTTTTGATGCCTATAAAGCTTTAACTTCTTTTTATTCTTTTTAAGGAGGACTGTAATGAAACATTGTAATAAAAGCCATAAATGCCCTTATGGAAATGCTTTTGAAAAAGGACTTTGCGCTTATCGAGAAAATATGAATGAATATGATTTATGTCCTTCTTTACTTGAAAATTGGGAAGATGTAATTGATGAATTATTTTTTGAATCAAAAAAGGAGGGGAATAATTAATGTTAAATAAAAATAATGAAAGAGAATTAGCATATGTTGTACTTATTGATTCAGTCTCTCCAATAAAAGGATATGATAGAGTAGAACTTGCTCATGTTGGCGGATGGACAGTAGTTGTTGGCAAAGGAGAGTTTAAAGCGGGAGACCCCGCAATCTATTTTGAAATTGATTCACAGCTTCCTGAGGTTGAGCCATTTACTAATATGGAGTTCCTCGCTAAAAAACATTATAAAATTAAAACGCAAAAAATGTGTAAATCTATTTCTCAAGGACTCCTTATGTCTGCTGCAAACTTTGGATGGTATATTAGTAATGAAAGTATAGATAAAAAAACCCCTGTAATTGTAGATAAAGAAGCAAATGAACATTCTATAGAAGGAGAATCTCGTTTCCTTACAACTCAGCTTGGTGTAACTTATGCCGTTCCAGAAGACAATACTCGCAAAGCGGCATCCGCAGATAAATATAAAAGAATGGCACAGCGTCATGGGAAGCTTTTTTCACATCAGCCTTTTAAATGGCTTATGAAACGTAACTGGGGTAAAAAATTACTCTTTGTTTTCTTTGGACGTAAGAAAGATATAAAGACAAATTTTCCAACTCATTTCCCTTTTGTAAAAAAGACAGATCAGGAAAGATGTGAAAACATGACTTGGATACTTAATGATAAAACTCCTTTTATTGTAACTCAGAAATGTGATGGAAGTTCTGGAACTTATATTCTTGAAAAAAGAAAAAATTTCTTTGGAATTAAATATGAATTCTATGTATGTAGTAGAAATGTACGACAGCTAACTCCTGAACAAAAATCTTTTTATGATGAAAACTATTATTGGGAGTGTGCTATTAAATATAATATTAAAAATAAGTTAAAAGATTATCTTGAAAAGCATCCTTATCTTGACTATGTTTGTTGGCAGGGGGAAGTATGTTCACCAAAAATTCAAAATAATCCGCATGGGCTTACCGAAACTCATCTATTCTGTTTTCATATGATTGATTCTAAAGTTGGAAAATATGATATAAGAGATGCAGTTAAAATTTGGAAAGAATATAATATGGAAACAGTTCCTATTGTTAATGAAAATTATATTTTCCCAGATGATTTTGAAGAATTCAAATCAACCGCAGATGGATATTATGATCCTTCTGTCTGTGAAGGTAAAAAAAATCAAGAACGTGAAGGTTTTGTTTATTATAAAACAACCGATCCTAACTTTTCATTTAAAAATGTTTCAAGAAACTATTTATTAAAACACTAATGTAAAGATAATAATATTCCATTAATTCATATACCATATACACATTTACAAGATTTATGTTTAAAAGATTTACAATTAGAAACAAATAAATTTATTATTTAATGGGGAATAAAAAATTCTCCATTTGTTTTTTTTATAAATTTTTGTTATAATATTATTATAATAAGAAAGGAAAAAATTATGAAATTAAAAAATTGGATAAAACAAATAGATAGTTTAAGTAAAGTCATAATTTGGGGATTTGATGAAGAAACACCTCTATTTAAAGGATGGATAAATGAAAATCCTTGGACTATTGTTGATTATAAAATTGGAAAAATGAATACAGAAAATACAGATGAGCCTATTTATATTAGCATGTATACGAATGAACACAAAGTAACTATGCCATTAATTGTCATTAATGTCATTGAAAAAGAATAAAAGGAGGTTTATCATTTTGAAACTTGAAATTTCTAATATGTATTGCACTTGTTGTCAAAAGAAAGGAATCCCGATTCCTAGGAGTCGCAGGTCTAAAGAGCCTGGACATTTGAAAAAATTGTATTGTATTTATTGCGGGACTGAAAAAAATCATGTTGAAATTCGTCCATTTTGTAGTGATTATAATTATGAAGATTTTCAGCTAGAAATGAAATATCATAACTTTGATGATGAAGGCAATAGAAAAGAAAAATATACAATTTTTAGAGGAAATTTAAAGAAAGAAGGTATTATATAATGGCTGATTTGTATTTAATGTGCGGCGTCCCTGGGTGCGGAAAATCAACTTTTCTTAAAAATAAAATTAATAAGGATAATTCCATAGTTGTTTCTCGTGATGAAATCAGATTTTCACTTTTAAAACCTTATGAGCAGTATTTTGCTCATGAAAAGGAAGTTCTTGAAATTCTTTGGATGCGAATTAATGAAGGTTTAGCAAATGGTAAAGATGTGTTTGTTGACCAGACCTCTTTAACTGCCAAATCTAGAAAATGGTTGCTTGAACATGTGCATGGCTATGAACACGCTAATTTGGTTTGGATAGATGAGGAACTTGAAACTTGTCTTGAAAGAAACGAAAAACGGCGTGGAACTAAAGCTTATGTTCCTAGAGAATCTGTTGTTCGTATGTATTCTCAGTTTGTAATACCTTCTCTTAATGAAGGATTTTATAGAATTTATCGTTACAATAGCAAAGAAAATAGAATGACATATAAAGGCAAAAATTTTTAAAAATTTTTGGACAAAATTGTGATACCGTATCATGAGATTTTTTATAATAAGTAGAAAGAAAAATCTTAATACGGAGGATAAATATATGAAAGAAATCTATAAAATCACATGTCAGGCCACTGGACAAATATATATTGGAAAAACAGAAGTAGATATATAGTCTAGATGGAAACAGCACTGCAGAACAGCATATTTACCGTCTCATGGAGATTATAATTTTCCTTTTCATCGAGCTATCAGAAAATATGGTAAAGATAATTTTATTATTGAAATTATTGATACTGCGGAAACATCAGAAGAATTAAATAATAAAGAAAAATATTGGATTAATTATTACGATTCATATAATAATGGATATAATGCAAGCCTTGGTGGAGATGGCCATTTAAAATATAATTATGATGATATTGTTAATTTTTATTTACAAAATAATAATTCTTTAATCAAAACTTGTAAACATTTTCAAATCTATGACCAAGTTGTTTATATGGCTTTAAAAAGTAAGAATATAGATTATAAAAATTTACCAAAAAACTATAAAAATCGAAAAAATATAAAAAATAAAATCTATTGTGTTGAATTAAATAAAACTTTCAACACAATGAAAGAAGTAAATGATTTTTTTGGAAAAGATGTCCATGGAAATATTCGTCGATGTTTGAATGGGACAACCAAAAAAGCATATGGATATCATTGGGAGGAAATTAAAGAATGATATATTTTAGTTCAGATCTGCATCTAAATCATGCAAAAGATTTTATATATAAACCACGAGGTTTTGATAATATTTTTACAATGAACAAAACAATTATTAAAAATTTTAATCAAATAATAACTTATGATGATGATTTATATCTTCTTGGTGATACCTTCCTTGGAGATTTATCTACAGGGATTAGCCTCTTTAATCAACTTCCTGGTAAAATTCATTTGATTTGGGGAAATCATTGCACAGATAATAGAAAAATGGCTATGTCACAATGCCATAATGTAGTAGAAGTTGTTGGTTTTGCAGGGATGCTCCATTACCATAAATATCATTTTTATCTTAGTCATTTTCCTACTCTTACAACTAATTTTGATGATTATCAAAAGCCATTAAAGCAAAGGACTCTTTGTCTTGCAGGCCACACACATTCTAAAGAAAAATTTGAAAATTGTGGTTCATACAATGTCGCAGTAGATGCACATAATTGTTATCCCGTTAGTATTGATAAAATTATTCAAGATTTTAATGAATATATAAAAAATTGATAAATAAGGTCGAAAATAAATAATTATATAAAGATAATTTTAATATTCCTTAGAAACATTCTAAGGAATATTTTTTTTATTTTCTAGGAGGTAGAAAAATGAAAATAGATAATAAGGTATATGACATTCTTAAATGGGTTGCTTTAATTGTCTTACCAGCGGTTGCTACTTTATATGGTGCTTTAGCTCCAACATGGGGATGGCCTTTCGCAGAAGAAATTGTATATACAATTACCGCAGTAGACACATTCTTAGGAACTCTTCTTGGAATTAGTAACTTATCTTATAAAAATGAACATAAGGAGTAATTAAAATGACTGAAAAAGAATGGGTGGAATTAATTGCTCCATATGCAATTAATGCACAGAAAAAGTTTGGATATTTAGCATCTGTATTAATTGCTCAAACCATTCAATAGACAGGATATGGACAAACAGATCTTGCACAACCAAGTAGATATAATATTTTAGGAATGAAAAAAGAATTATTAAATGATACGTGGCGTTCTGACTATTGGCACGGAGGGCAATTCACAAAAATCACTCCAGAATGGACAGAAGACGGCGTTTAGTATTATAAACCCGATACTTTTAGAACATATAATAATTATCAAGATTGTTTATATGATTATTGTGAATTTATGCGAGATGCAAAATTATCTAATAATGAATATAAATACAGAGATGTATTAGGCACAACAGACCCTGAATCTTTAATTTATCAAGTCCGCACTCGCGGGTATTGCACTGATCCCACATATGATAAATCTATTATGGCACATATTCAAAAATGGGATTTAACTAAATATGATAATATAGATGATGATTTTAATGGTATTTATATTCAAATCTAATAAAAAAGGAGGCTAATAATGTCATTAAGAGATCGATTAGCAAAATTAGGCATTGACCTCCACGATATAATTGCTGAAAATGAATATCAAGTTCCTGCACACAATGCAAATTCACATTAGTATTTTGCAATTCATTATCTGGGGGTAAATGGCGAAAATCCATACCTATATGGCGGCGGGTATGGTGGTACTTTTTATGTATCAAAAACTGGAGAAGTCTATCAAGCCGCAAAAGTAACAGATAAATTATGGCATGTTGGAGCATCTAGCGGATTCTCTTACATCCATCCTGAAGCGCGAAATAATAACACAATCGGAGTTGAATGTGCAACTTATACAGCTTCGGGACAAAATAACGATAATGAAACATGGTATTTCACTGAAGCGACACAAGAGGCAGCAGCAAAATTAGCGGCCTGTGTAGCTTTGTAGTACAACATTCCTCTTGACCATATTTTAAGACATGGAGATATTACAACTAAAAATTGTCCATCTCCGCTTAAACGTGATCAAGGATTAGGAAGCAACTGGACATGGAGTAAGTTTAAGGAAAAAGTTCAAGCTTATATGGAAGGAAAAACTCCAACAGATGATCCTGACTTTAAAGGAATATATTTAAGGGTAGGTGATTAAAATGGTTACGCAAGCACAACTTGATGCAGCTGTTTAGGAAGCTTATAACTATGCTCATAATTATTGCCATTATGCTCCTACTGACCGCTCTTTCCCAGTGGGAGATGATGGAAAAATAGACTGTACTGGACTTATGTTACGAACGTTGTATATTTTAGGATTAGTTCATGAACCCTTAAATTGTGATCAGGCGGACGCGCTCATGGGAGAACTCGGCTTCGTGAAGAGCACGGATCCGGCAGACATATACCGACATCACGGCTTTGTACAGTGGTGCGAGCCACATAATGTTGGTACAGAACATGTCAACCACACATATTATTCTCTGGGCGGAGACGGTCAGACGATCTCCAAATATGACACAGGTTCAGACACCCGTATTGATGCGGCACAACCGTTTATTAGTGTCCCCGCGGATGAATGGGACGGAAGACTGGTCTTTAAATATATGTGGTATCCAAAAGAATAGAAAAAGTTAGACAACAATATTTATTTACAAATAGGAGGCTATAACATGGCAGCAACTTATAAAATTAACCAAATTAAACGCGGCGATGAAGGCAATGATGTATTATTATTACAAGAAATTCTAAAAGCACGCGGTATATACAAAGGCGGTCTTGACAGAAAATTCGGGCCAGCAACAGAAAAAGCTGTTATAGATTATCAAGATACTCGAATTAAATCAGGAGCGAATCTAGGAAAAGCTGACGGTATTGTCGGACCAAAGACTTGGAATGATATACTTGCTCTTTCAAAAATTTAATTTTAATTAAACTCTTATAATCAGGAAATTGCTAAAGCAATTTCCTGATTTTTTTTGCTCTTTTATCTTCTACTTTACTTTTTAAAAAAAATATGATATAATAAAAAGAAAAGGAATTTTTATTATATGCTTTATATTTATATAGATGGCTCTGCCCGTAACAATGGTAAGAAAAATTCTAGCGGCGGGTTTGGCATTGTAATTTTTGATAATAATTATAATTTAATTGATGCTTATCAAGAACAATTTGAAAATGTAACAAATAATCAAATGGAACTAAAAGCATTTTTAAAAACATTTGAATTATTAAATACTAAATATAAAGATGAAATAGCAACTATTTATTCTGATTCTGCATATTGTATAAATATTCTCTCCTCTTGGATTCATAAATGGAGTCAAAATAATTGGAAAAACAGTAAAAATGAAACTGTCAAAAACTTAGACATTATTTTATCCCTCTATGAATATTATAACATAAATTTTTTTATAAATCAAATATATATAGTAAAAGTTGAAGGTCATTGTGGAATCATAGGAAATGAACTGGCAGATGCTTTAGCAACAGCAGATGTGCCAAAATTTTCAAATATTATATTAAAAAACCATATTAATATTGCTCTCTCTGAAAAAACTTGTCAAAATTAAAAATTTATATTATAATATATTTATATAATAAAAAAGAGGTAAAATATATGAATAAACTATATACAGAAGATAGTATTCAATCTTTAGACCCTCGTGAATTTACACGACTTCGTCCAGGGGTTTATTGTGGGTCTACTGAATATTCAACTCAATTATTAATTGAAATTATTTCTAATGCTATTGATGAGTTTAAAGCAGGCCACGGAAATTTAATTGAAGTTAAAATTGATACAAAAGAAAATTCTTACATGGTGCGAGATTATGCACAAGGATTTTTAGTTAATTCAACAAGAGAAGATGGAAAAACTGTTTTACAGGCATCCTTTGATACATTAAATACTTCAGGTAAATTTTCAGATGATGGAGTATATGAAGGTACAGCCCTTGGTCTTAATGGAATTGGTTCTAAACTTACAAATTTCCTTTCACATAAAATGGAAGTAGAAACTTGGAGAGACGGACAAACCGAAAGTATATTTTTTGAAGAAGGCATTTTTGTTAATAGATCTGTTGGTAAATCAAAAGAACCAAATGGAACTTATGTAAGATGGCAACCTTCAGAAGAATTTTTTACTCATCCAGAAGTTGATATAAATAAAATTAAAGAATTATTTCATATTCTAACATGTTTATGTGTAGGATTAACTATTAAATTAACAATAGATAATAAAGAAGAAACTTTTACATCTAAACATGGATTAAATGATTTAGTTGATGATGCAGTGGGTGATTCAGAAATTATTGGATCTCGTATGAATATGAGTTTTGATGCGGGTAAAAATAAGTTAGATATGGTTGTAACTTATACATCAAAATATTCACTAAATATGATTTCATATGTTAATACTGGTGATACAGATGCTGGACCTCATATTACTCAAATTAAAACCATTTTAACTAGAGAATTTAATAAATTTTTTAAAGAAAAAAAATGGTTAAAAGAAAAAGATGAAAATTTAAGTGGTGATGATATTCAGGAAGGAATGTTTATTGCTTTTAATTTAACAGCACCTGGAGTATCATATGATGCACAAACAAAATCACGTATTGTAAAAATTGATATGTCGCCCTTTACAACTATTATTGTAAATGCTTTGCATGATTGGTTTAATAAAAATGAAAAAGATATTAAAATAATCTTTGAAAAGGCGGCTGCCGCCCGTAAAGCACGAGATGCCGCAAAGAAAGCAAGAGATGCAGCCAGAAAGATTGGAAAAAATAAAAAGCAAAAACTTTTAAATCTTCCAACTAAATTAGTTGATTGTTGGGGGAAAAATAGGCTAGATTGTGAACTAATGATTGCGGAGGGCGATTCTGCCGCGAGTGGACTTATAGAATGTAGAAATTCTGAAATTAATGCTATTTTCCCAATTAGAGGAAAAATTATTGCTGCATATAAAAATTCTTCAGAAAAAATTTTTGCTAATCAAGAGGTTATTAATCTTATTAAAGCAATAGGATTAGATTTAGATACAAAAACAAATAAATTAATTTATGATGTTAAAAAGCTTCGATATGGAAAAATATTGTTATGTGCAGATGCAGATCCAGACGGGGCTAGTATCAGAAATCTTCTTATTGAAATGTTTTGGTGGTTATGCCCTGAATTAATTCTTAATGGACATATATATACAACTATGCCACCCCTTTTTAGAATTACTACAAAGAAAAATGAATATATTTATTTAAAAGACGAAAATGAATTAAATGAATATAAAAATAAACATAAAAATGAAAAATTCTTAATTAATAGGAATAAAGGTTTAGGTGAACAAGA